GTCCCAACTCCTGGATCCATCAAAGATTAATATGGCATCAAATCCATGTAAGACCAGTTAAAGTTGAAGATGACGGAATAATAATATTAATAACATAAAGAGTTGTAAATTAGTTAAAAATAACGAGACTATAAGGAATAAGATTGTGTCAATGCATTAAATTACATTGGTGATAAGTGGGGAAATGTAGAATTTAATATGCAACAATATAAGTTTAAAGGATATGGATCACAGCATAAATGGGCTTATGAAAAATTATACGAAAACAATTCTTTAAATTATATTGACGTCATTACATAATACGAAGAATTTGTCCCCATAGAATAAAAATTGATATGGTAAGAGACATACTGTTTTGATCAAATAAATTTATACAAACCAGTCAATAGAGGTGAATCCATGATTGTAAAGCAACAACCTTTGATATTCAAAGCCTAAACGTTTGACACTTATGCCAAATATCCAGAGGCATCGAGATTCATGATTAATTAATAAGCCTTTGCTGAACCAAATTTAGTAGCTGGAAGAGTTTTTAATAAACAATTTTTACGAACCAACAAAATACCAACTGTTGATATGATACGGTTATTGGCTAATACTTATTTCAATGAGAACTGGTATGATAAAGCTTTGTAATATTAATTGAAAGAAAATTAATTGCATTTTGATTCTAAAGAGACAAAGAAATGGATACTATCATTTTAAAATAGTAAGGCAAGAAATTCAGAATTAATAGATTATTTAAATAATATTTGCATTAAACCTATTAGTGATATAAAATTGCATTTAAAAACCGAATCATTTGTAAAAGACGAACCAATATCACATTACTAATAGTAATAACCAAGACCAATTTTGTGGTAATGTTATGCTATTGCAGCTTTATTCTCACCTATATTTATGAAAGCCAAAACAAGACGCAAGTAGTTATTCAATAGAAAAGTAATTTACACGGATGGATTAACTCCAAAATAAATTAATGATTTATTGAATATGTATTAAATTGCAAAATACTATTACGAAAATGACTTAAGTAAGTAAGACAGACAGACTGACAATGTATTGTTAAAAGTTGAAATGGAGTTGTATAAAATATTGGGTATACATCCAGATATTGTTGATTTATGGTCTCAAGTTCATACTACTTACAGATTTAAGGCTGAAGATTGTTAGGGCATTTTTAAAGAAATGAGAACAACAGGATAAGCTACTACATCTATAGGTAACCTGATAACTAATTTGCAAGTTCACGCCAAACACTTAAATGAGTAAGGAGATAATTTAATTGTAATGTTGATTTTAGGTGATGACATGTGTGCACTATTCAAACAAAAACCACAAAAAATGATGGAAATAAAAAATTTCATTAAATGTTATCATAATATGCAATCACAGAGCATACTTAGAACTAGTTACGGAGAGTTTTGTCATTATTTAATAGGTTATTCCAAAGAATTTGGCAACATGCAAATGGTACCAGATATCACTTATAAAAGACGAAGATTTGAGGTATGCAATAATTAAAAAGAACAAGATTTAGAACACAAATTAGCGAGATGTATGAGTTATATTATGGAATTGGGTAATTTGAAGAGTTGTTAATAAGTTATAAAAAAATATGATTTGCCCATTATACCATTGAATTGGTATGACTATAACACTTGTTTACAATTAAACGAAGTGAAATATAATACCACAAAGTACGATGTCGAGAACGAAATCAATAAATTGACAGGTATGATGATGGAAAATCAAGCTTTCAAATAAACGGTTCATATGTGGTAGAGGGATAAGTTTGTCAAATATAAAAAAATTTGAGAAACATGTAATCCACCTATTGCAG